TACCTCTTGTTTATATTTATTTTCATACAAAGTCAACATGTCTATCGGGCCTTTTAAAAAGCCATATGCCTCTGATAGACAACAATATAACAGTCCGTTTGGAAAGTTAAGACTGATATAGTTGGTGTCATTATCTTCTAATAGATCAGGCATTTTGTTAAAATGAACTCTAAATCTATATGTGGTGTTTGGAGTAGGGGCTACGAATATTCTTCCTGAGTTAGTGTCTGCCTCACCTGTGGCACCACCAAACATAGCATAGTATTTTGGTTGACCTTGTGCTGCAGATGTTCCTGTTACATCCTGATACTCTTGAAGATACGTTACATCTTTTTTCTCTAACCATCTATTAGCTCCTGTAATTTCTGATCCTGCTGTATCATAAACCTGTATACCTCTAATAAATACAGCTCCTGCAGGACAGTTGATGGACTCTTGTCCAGCAACAAAATTACCTAATTGTTGCTTTCTATCCGCATCGATAGGCACATCTCTAAATATTCTGTATTGTGCGTTTAATATAATATTCTCTAAAACAGCATCTGTTAAGACATTAGAATCTGTCTCGGTGTAACTTCTTATTTGAGTTTTTAATCCTGATGCACTTAATCCTGCCATTATACTACTCCCGCCGCTTCCTTACAAACAGGGCAACTTTTTTTGTATCTGCTATGAGTCCCACATTTTACTGCTTTACCATCGACGTCTGTGTATAATGGAACATCTGGTTCTGGAATTTTAGTGTAAAGTTCTATGTGTTCATCCTCGGGACATTCACACTGTTTAATACCAAATAATTTAGATATAAATTTTTTGATCATGCTGTTACCGTCACTGGTCCTGCTGATGCAGAACCACCTCCTCCTGTTTCACTTATACTAGATGTTGTACCTGTTGCAAAGGTATATTTATCGTCATTTACTTTAGTAATTAAATAACCTGCATCTAGATTTATTGTTGCTGCGGCCACTCCACCAACAACCTGAGCGTCTCTAAATCTAACTCTATCATTTGTTGATCTGCCATGATCTGGTTCTTCAACAGTTATTGTTGTAGATCCATTTGTTGTTGTAAATGCGTTTAATGGTAATAATTTTGGGACAGCAGTTTCTGTTCTTGCAGGTCTTACATGTCTCAAAGATATTGAATCACCATTCATAGGTTTTGGTTCTAATTGTGGTTGTTTTGGTTCAAACTCAGATACGTGCACAAAGGCACCATTCCATTCTCTGACCATCTCTTTGTACGGAAACTCCATACCAGATCTGTCTGATATTGCTTTTGCGTATTTTCCTGTTGCGTACTTTGCCATTATGTTCCCGGATAATAAGCTTTAGGAGTGATATGTGTGCTTGAAGCTGATCCGTCCTCCGCTAGTGCTCTTGCAAATTCATCTTCATAAGCTAATTTTGTAGCTTGTAAAAGTTGTGGTTGATATTTTTGTGCCAGATAATATGCGAGTCCTGACACCATACAAGGCACAAATCTGAATGGTACATCGGTTGCATTTGTATAATCTCCCACATCCTGTATTCTTTTTATAAAAAAGAAATGCATATCTTTGGATGCATTTGTTGAATCTGGTGTTGGATAAATATGTATTGTAACTTTATCTATAAATCTCTCTACCCAATATTGATTAGGTGTGCCTTTGGATAATTTGTTTGAAAATCCTGCATATGTAGATCTATCTACTTTTGTCATCGGGCTGTCTGATTGTGTTGTCTGAGTTCTGTTAGATCTTAATTGTGCCTCAAGAACATCGGACATACCAAAAACACTTGCTGGGTCTGTTGTTGTTGCAGAGGTTCCATCATCACTAGATCTAAAAAAATCATAGTCTGCCTGACCCTCTATAAGATCTAGGTTTGTAGAGCCTACTTCCCAGTAGTGAATGCCTCTATTACCCCACTCTTGAAATAAGATATTAAGAGATCTTCTTGCAGATTTAAGTTGATAACCTGCTACAGAATTTAACCCAATACGTTCGAAAGCATCTTCTATTATCTCTTCGATAGCAAAAGTTTTATCAAACGTTGTTGTTCCTGAGGTAGTGTTAGCCATTTAACCTCCTAGCCGTCAAAATATATCGATAGACCTTCTACTGCTCCTGATGTCGCTTGCATAAAACATCCATCTGGAAAA